TCTTCCTTTGCCAGCAACCATTTGTTCTTTGGCTGCAACTCCTGATTTTCTTCTACCTTCAATTTGATTAGGTGTCCAACCTGCGGCTATCAATAGCTCTTCTCTTTCGGTATATCCTAGCTCTCCTTGTGCCTCACCCTTTATTCTCTTCTGATTCATTTGGTCACTTTGACCAACAGAAATAGATCCTGATCTTAAAAGATTTTGTTGATCTATAGGTATCCCTGGATTTGCAGCTATATAAGCATCTAAAGATTCTTCTTTTTTTTGCAGTTTTCTTATAGAGTTAATATCGCTTTGCATTTGCAAACGAACTCTAGGATCTTTTTCTCTGCTTAAAAGTTTTTGTTGAGCTTCTATTTGCCCTGCATAGGTTGTTGTGTCAATGGCTGAAAGGTCTGTTTGAAATCTTTTTTCTTTCATCTGACCAGGAACGCCACCAATAGCCGCTCCAAGATTAGCAGCACCTTGAAGCATCCCCGCAGGGTTAGCTAAACTAGACAGAAATTGTTGTGAAAATGTAGCCATTGTTTGTCTCCTATTACTCGAACAAGCCGCCTAATGCGGCTGAAGCCATGCTTGTACCAAACCCGCCAGCAATGCCAGCCTGACCCAATGCTGATGACAGTAAAGCTTGAAGGCCAGCAGCGTAAGTTTCTCCGTAAGCCCCTGTCTGCTGAGATGTTGCCTGTCTTCTTTGCTCTGCTCCTGTCATGCCTGGTTGCAATGCTCCGATAAGCTGTTGTTGTGGCATATAACCAGCGGCTAACATGCCAGAACCTAACTGCGCCTGACGTTGTTGCTCTTGGCCAGCAAAGGTCATTGCACTCAGCATGTTCTGACTATAAGCCTCTTCCTGCGCTTTAGCCAAAGATAATCCTTCAGGCGTTCCACCAAACATACTAGTCTCTACACCTAGCCTTCCTTGTGACTGTAAGCGTCCTTCTAAAGCAAGTCTTTCACGCTCTCTCTGGGGATTGATAGCATTCATCATTCTGTCAAAGACTTCTTTTTCTCTATCTGCCGTACCTACTTGTGCTGCGTCAAACATGCCTCCAGCACCAGCCAAACGATTTTCGTAAAAAGCTTGTTCATCAGGGGAAAGCGTTAGTTGATAGTCCATTTCTCCAGGAGCAACAGTACCGTCAGGCAATGTCTGCCCAGGTTGTTGCATCATGCCAAAGTCGCTGCCAGTAGCCGTGGTAACAGTGTATGGCTGAAACTGTAGCCTTTCTTCAAGGACATCAGCAAGACCGCCAGAGCGCATACCAGTAACAGGATCTACAGTTGCACCTGAAAACTGTTTAAGAGCTTTCTCGCCAATATCTCCTAAGTCGCTATAGCCTTTTTCTGCCAAAGCAAATCCAGCAGCGGTTGCGCCTCCTCTTATAAAATCTTCGGGTGTTGGCATTAGTAAGTCCCTCCGTTAATTACGCTGGACAATGTTGTTTCCGTATAATGTTTCATATTGTTCTACCTAATAACGCAAGCACGTTGATTTCCTGTAATGACATTTCTTTGCCGTTAATGTCAGATTCCATGTTGATAGATAATGTTCCGCCGCTGCCTGTCGTATTGACGTTATTACGAGAGAGGAACTGCCCAGAAGTAAACTGACCTACGTTAAATTTAGCTACGTTGTATTCAGATGTAGCGTTACTAGTCAGTGTTATTGTTGCAGAAGCAGAAGATGAATTAAAATCATACGCCCATCTAAAGAATATATTGGAGTTCTCTCCACCAAAGATAGTCGGTCTTATCTTCTTCAAGAACTTGAGCTTGGCAGGATCTCCGAATGACAACTCAGGACTTGTGTATTGAAAGCGGTACGATCCGCTGTTGTCTTGGAAGCCAGAATATTTCCCTATGCCGTTTACACTACCAATTAAAAGTGTTCCGTTATCCTGCCTAACGTAAGACGTAAATCCTGTCCCAGGCCATCTAGTCGCCCTGTAAGACCCGTTATCCAGCGTGCCTCTGACATCAAAGCAAAACGTCACATCACGGCCAACAAAGGTTAACAGGTAAAAGTTTTCTTCTGGATGATATACAGACCTGAATGACTCTGTTTCAGTTGTTAACGTAGCAATGATGTCTTTAGTGATTGTCCCAGACAAGCTGCTAATGGGCATCGACTTTTCTTGGATTGTTCTACCAAAGCTCTTTAGACCTGTTTGCGACAAGAATAAAACGTCTGTACCAGTAGCTTGTACTGTGTCTCTGTCTACGCAACCTACGCCAGCAACAGTATCGGCAAGAGCCATCGATGCTGGATTGTCAGCACCTGAGTAAACAACAATACTACGCTTGCCAAAAATAATTAGATGATTGTTGTGAGCAGATAAAGCCACAATCTCGTCATAACCGTCAGGCCAAACCTTAGCAATATCAATATTGCCAGAGCTTCCACCACTCCATTTATGCCCAGACAAGAGGTCAGACCAGTAAATAGTAGATTTATCGCCAGTAAAGTCTGCTGTCCAAAGTCTTCCGTAAGCTGCTAAGACTTCGTTACCGTACATAGTTGTTGCAACGCCTGCGTCACCGTTTGCATCAGTTAATTTTTTTACATCGCTTGCAACTCCGCTAGAAACGTCAGCAGCAATTGTGTTGTAGATTAACGGCTCAAACCCTCTCTGAAAGAAGTAGATGCTGTCGTTAAAGTTAACCATCTTCCAGTTGTCAGCATTAATCGTATAGCTGCCAGGAGTCTCGTCCACCAAAGTAGTTGTGCCACTGATGATCTTGTTGTTGCCAACAGAAAAAACCTTGGTTGTACCAGCGTTGTTCTTAAATTCTTTAATCGCTCGTATCTTGCCAGACCCCAGTACAGTCTTGTTTGTAGTAATAACACTCAGACCTTTACGCGCAGCAATTCGTCCACGCTGATCTATAACAGCGTTGTCTGCTACTTCAGCAAAAGACGGGTCTTGAGCCAAAGGAGAGTCTTCAGTGTTAATCCCCTTAAAGGCTGGTGCTACCAGATTGATGCTTGTTAGTTCTTGGGCCATTAGCTTCTCAACAAGTGTAGAAGATTGTTTCTTCTGGATGTCTGCCAGCGTCTTGCGCTATTGCATCTGACAAGTATTTGTTAGCCATCTGGAAGTATTCAGCAGTAGACGTACCGCCTGTCTCACCTCTTTCTCTTGAGGCAAAAGCTACGGCAAGATGTAAAACAGGGACTTCCGGTATCTTTAAGACATCTGCGTCACCGCTCAAGGCTGCATTACGCTTTGCTGCTTTAAACTTTATTGAGTAAACCCCATCAGGCTTTGGATAGACCTCTAGTATCATGTCTCCGTTAGAGTCAGCACCGTTGTAAGTGTAGTATTGCGGTGATCCACTCAAAGGCGTTTGTAATAAGAACTGCTCTTCAAACCAGTTGTTTGACTTATACTGCATTGTTAGGTTTGACGTATCGTTAATAACTAAAAACTCTTTAATCTTGTGCTGAGATCCTGACAAAGGGTAAGTGTGGTCACCAGAGGACGTTGTAATCGTTATCAAAGTCCTTAATGCAGACCAATCCCACGCATTCTCTACAAGGTCTTTAGCGTCATTAACCAGATCACCAATTAGCTTGCTGTATGAATTAGCAGGGACAGTAGATACCTCTGTCTCTCTCAATCTTCTCAATACGTTGTTTACTAAATCTAAATACGTCATTAGATCATTCCTTTAAAATAATCATTTAAGCCTAGTTAAAATTACCAAACAGGCTTTCTTGCATAATACGGTCAAGAGAGGCGTTGTAATCCTTCTTTAAATTATAAGGTACTGCTTGAAACTGTGGCAATCCATAGTTTATTGCACCTGAGTATGGTTCAAACATACCTCCAGCACCACCACCGCCACCGCCACCACCGCTTTCTTCTGGCGGATCATCTACAGTTTCTCCTCCATCTCCAACTAAAGTTTCAGGAGGGGGCGTAGTATCAATTATTACTGGGTTTTCACCTGGCTTCTCATCTGGTTTCTCATCATCCTTTGGATCATCGTCCTTTGGATCATCGTCTTTAGGATCATCATCTTTAGGATCATCGTCTGGATTTTTGCCTGGATCAGGATCAAGGTCAGGATCTAAACTAGGATCAAGGTCAGGTTCAAGTTCTGGTTCTAGTTCTGGCCCTAGTTCAGGTTCTAGTTCAGGTTCAAGCTCAGGATCAAGATTAAGATCAGGATCCACTTCTGGAGGCTTTTCTCCAAAAGGACTTTCTGGCAGTGGAGTATCTGATGACGGCCCTGGAGGTGGAGCATCACCAACAGGTAATCCATCACCAACAGGAGCTACAGGGAAGGGATCTCCACCAAACTTGCTAGGATCTCCTCCTGACTTCCAATCATCTACTTCTTTCAAAAAGATATCGTATATATCTCCTAAAATGCCTTGACCCATCCATCCAGTTTTAGGAAGAGTGTCAGATCCTTCAACAAGAACGCCAGAGAATATTTCTCCAAGCACTTCTGTCAATGTTTTTTTCGATGTTCCTGCTACTACTCCACCAAGATCCTTTAGATCACCCAAGGCTCCTCTAGCTTCGTTAAGAATTTGTCCTGGGATAGCAAGAATGTCTTTACCTGCTTGAGCTACTTTATTTTTAGCTTCTCCTAATACATCAGGCAGTGGCACTAAGCTTCCGTCTTCGTTAAGAATCTTAATCCTCATAGGGCCGCCAATAGACGGTATACCTACAGGGATCTTGAGAAGAAGACTAGTTCCGTCATTAGGATCAATCTCAAAACCTATGCCCCCTTTTGCAAATACGTTATTTAACAATTGGTCATAAAGAGCTTGCTCTATAGGCGTTCCAGTAGAAGTGCCTTTAAATATCGCTGCTTGATCTTCTTCGCTCATTGCTGCAAACGAATTCTGTACTTCAGATAAATAGTCTTTAGGCGTTAAAGAAGCGGGAGGAGGGAGTTCCTCTGGAAGAGGCGTTTCTTCTATCGGTGCTTCTTCTGGAAGCGGAAACAAATCGCCATCTCCATTTAAGTCAGAATCTCCGCTTAACAGATCATCAATGCTTTGAATGGTTGTTTGAGAAAGATCTCCTTGGTCAGCTACTTCTCTAAGCTTTCTTTCATAAGCTTCTTCGTATCCAGGTGTTGGGCCTTTGCCCAGCATCCAGTTAGTCCATTCTTCATCAGTTACAACTCCGTCATTGTTGGGATCACCACCGCCAGACTGAATAGTGTTGTAGTTTGCTTTAGTAAACTCCTTACCATCGTAACGATCACCAAACTGACCTTTAGGTGTAAAATAATTAACGTAATTTTGAACATTCCCTTGAATCCATTCTGGAGCATCTTCAAGGCTGAAACTTCCCGACAGAATTCCTTTGCCCCAACCACGAACAATATCTCTTAAAGACTCGTTAATAACTGAGCCAGCCTCTTTAAAAAAAGCTTTATCTCTTGCAGTTAAATCAGGTCTAACGCTAGGGCCATTTATAATTTCATCATCTATTGCGTTAAAGTCTTGGCGTGACATTAAGCATTCTCCTTCCTAGAAACAGACACTACCCTGTCTGCAAGTCTTTTAGCTCTCTGAGGTGTCTGGTCTTCAGCCCAGCGGGAATCCATCATTTCTACCGCTGCTAGAGTAAAGTTCTTGTCCTCTAT